CACCAATTATCGGAGTGGAGCTGATTGCCGCATCAATTCCGGTTGGTTGATATGGCACAGGCTGATCTACAAAAGGTTCCGCGGGAGTTGCAGGAATTTGTTCGCCATTAAATCCGGTGATAGGAACTTCTGACATTGACTTTTCGTAATCTTGCTTCTGCTGCTCTTGTTTTGGCGCAGGCAAGGAGGCAAATATCTCGTCAAGATCCTGATCAGTTGGCGGAGTATCACCGGTAAGCTTAACCTTACGTCCAGTGGCTGGATCTGTCACAACATAAGTCGGCATTAATCCATCACCTCTATTGTGTATTTGCTGCCGGCAGGCTTTTGTGTGGTAGCCCCGCCAGATGCACGTTTTCTAGCAATATCACGCAAGTCATTAACAGCATCTTTGAAGTCTTGTGCTGCTGCGTCGAATTCTTTTGCGCTGGTCGCTCTATCCATTCGCAGCTGCGCACTTGTTGCCGCCTTGCCTTCCATTTCGGTAATTTGACCTGCACCCTTAAGACTTTCAAATGCCTGCAAGAATGCCTGCCCTTTGATCTGCTCAAATCGGTTAATAAATCCAGCTTGATCTGTTCCAGGGATAGGCGGTACCCAAGCCGTTGATCCAGTTGCGGCATTTCTACCTGGGTGCGCCAATAGCTCATCAATAAGTGATATAACTTGATCAGCTTTACGGTCAATCTCTGGAAGCGCCGCTACAGCAGTTTCTTTACTCACATCCGCTCTGCCCTCAGCGGCAGCAACATTCTTGCCACGGCCAGCGCCAACGCTTTCTACATACTGAGCTTGTCCACCACCCTCTACGCGCGCCTCAAGGCCAGCTGTAGTTCTACCCCCAGCCCGTTGTGATTGAATATCGACACCGTATTGATTGGCGGATTGAATGGCTTTGCGGCGAGCCTCACCAGTAACTTCATTGCCTGATGGATCGGTGACACGGGTAACGCCGTTATCTAAAAGCTGAATAGTAGTTCCATCCTCAAGTATTTGGGATGACTGGACACGGTTTTGTCCTGAATCCTGAGGCATGGCTGCACCAGTCTGGGTTATCAGTGCATCAAGAGACCGGTCGTCAAGTTGAACACTTGAGATTTGAGCAGGATCGATCCCGACAGATTTAAGCATATCAGGCCTAAGAGACTGAACAAAACCACCCCTTTGTTCTGCTGGCAGCTCCCTTGCTTTTCTTGCGAGACGATTAATAACCGTAAGTCTTTGCACAGCTTGATCATAGTCGCCCCTACTAATATCTTGTTGAGCCATAGCGTCACGCTGTGCATTAACCACTGGTGCGCGATCCATAGCCATTTGATTTTGCTGCATAGTTTGCCTGTTGAGCTGCGACTGCTCATAAGATTGACGTCCAGCCAAGAGATTTTGCAGTGTGCTATCAGGCTGTGCCTGTGTTTGGATTGGTGAAAGTGGTGATACCATTATTTTTGCCCCGCTAGCCAGTTTTGATAAGCACTGCCAGTATAACCACCTTGAGTTGCCCCTGCACCTCCGCCAAGCATAGAGCCAAATCCGCCACCCATGCCAGAATAAGCACCAAGTCCAGCGCTAAGGCCTGCAGACAAAGCCGGTGCGTTATTTGCCCGGTGTATTGCCCCTGTGGATCTTGCAACCCCAAGATTCTGTGCTAATTGTGCTTGCTCGCTACCTTGCCCAATTATCGCATTACCAGATGTGACGCCCTGATTCTGAAGCGCCTGTGCTATTTGTGATGCCGTAGATTGGTTAAGGTTTGCCATATTCATGGAGCCTTCCGATTGTAGACCCGCAACACCCTGTCCTTGTGCAGATGAAAGGCCAGACAAAAGTTGTGCAAGTTGCTGCTGAATTCCTGATCTTGAAGCTCCAAGTCCCGCCTGAAGATTTGCAATGGATTGATTTGCCTGATCGCCACGGCCAGATATTTGACTCAACCGGTTAAAGTTTGTATCAAAGTCGGTCATTGCGCGTCCGGCAGCCTGTTCTTGCAGGGCAGACATGACCCTGCCAGATGAAGAAAGTCCACCACCTAGTGCGGCCTCATTCCTAAGCAAAGACTGCTCTTGTTGATTTCTAAGGAATGCCTGCCCAGGAGATTCTTGATAATTAGCATAAGCCTGTGCTTGAGCCTCTGGCCCCATCGCACCAGATAAAGCAGCCTGAAGCGCGGAGGATTGGTTGCCTTGCGTTGCTGTTGGCTGTAGTGTTGATTGGGCTTGATTGTAGCCTTGGGTAAGCATGGTGTCGGCATTGCCAAATCCAGTTTGCAAATCACCTCTTGCGGCACCGTACCCGCCGGTTAATGAATTAATAGCGTCAGATTGCCCAGACAATAAATTCTGTTGCGCAAGGGCGTCTCCGGATTTAATCTGCCCGATTGAGTCTTGATAACCCTGCTGAATTAATGGTAGAGCCTTTTCTGATGCGAGTCTTGATGCTTCTTGAGCATTGGCTACGCCCTGTGCCTGCAGCCTACCGGATTTGTCAGCAGATTTTGCTTGTTTGTTGGCGCTATAGGCTGCTGATGCCCCGACTACTACCGCCGATGTGACTGCTGCCATAATCAAAAACCTTTGTGTAGCATGTTTCAGAGCGGACATAACCCAACTTCTCGTACATCCTGCCGACTTGTTCCGGCATGGATGACACCATTGTGATCATTGTCCAGTATTTAATGCCTTGCTCTTTCACTAACCCCTCCATAAACTGGAGAAGCGCTACACCGTTTTTGCCGCCTCGGTGCTCAGGATAGACGAACCATGCAAGTTCTGTTGCGCACATTGCCTTGGTTGATCCCAGTATAAACGATTTTATCGCCGCACAAAAGCCAACGCATCGACCTTCTATCTCAACAACTGCAAGCAATCCATGATCGAATGCCATATTCACCATATTTAGCGTGTGGTCGCGCTCGAATGGCTCATCAAACTGGGTTTCGAGCCAGAATCTAGCCGACATATCGAGTATTTGCTCAAAGTCCTGTTCAGTTGCTGTGCGAATCATGAAAAAAATACCGTCAAAACACATCTGGATTCAGCACCCTCACCAAATCCACCAATTGGCATAGCGCAATGGAACTTCCCAGCGTCAAATATTACCGCCCGATTCTCTTTCATGTGTGCCATGTCAACAACCGCCCATTTTTCAGGGTTATTTTGATCTTTTTGCACTAATTCTACGATTTCTTGTGACTCAGGTGCGTACATTATGCCGGTTTCTTTGTGTCGAATGAATGCAGTTCCACCTTCATGATCATTCATGTATAGCATTAAGCTATAGATTCCCATTGAATTATCAGTATGGGCAATGTGCGGTGCATGACAGCCTTTCGGGGACTGGCGCATGAACATCATTGCTGATTCTGGCTCTCGCCCGAAAATTTCTTTTAGTTTTTTGGTTAGCTCTGCTCTTACGGCCTCAGGAATATCAGCATTTATGTGCGGATAAGTAACACCATCAACATGGTTTGTAATACCAGTAAAGTCAGCAACTAAAGAATAATCTTTTAATTCTTGGTAGCTTTCCAAAAAATTATCAATAATTATCATTAAAGTCCCAATTTATAAGCAACGGTTATCCGCCAAATGATTGATGCTGTACCCGGACAAACTACAGTTGTTGCTGTGTTTAGTGCTGTTGTCGCCATCCCGGACGCACCAAAATCAAGCGTTTGTTGTGTTGCCACTCCTTGCGCGGCCGCTTCAGCGGGGAATGAAAATGCAGGAGCGCCTGGGATATTTGTAGTCGTAACCGAAACAGGAGCAGCAGCAGCAGTTAACACTGCAGTTGCAAATCTTGTTACGTCAATTCTATCTATGTAGTGTCTCATTCCGGCTACTGCTGGTATCGTTGCCGTCAAAGGTGCAGCGGCAGCACTTAAAGCAGTTACAATTAATGTTGCAGCCTTTTGATCTTTAATGTAAGGACTGATGCTGTCGGCATTGTCTGCTTGTATGTTTACAGTTGATGTTCCGCCAGTGTAGGCAGTCAACCTAACTCTTATTCTCTGTAATCCACCAACCGCAACCGCTAAAAATCTCTGAATTGTGGCGGCGTTAACTGCCTCCGAGATAATGGGCTGGCCAGCTTGCGGGATTGTCCCACCCACGCACGCCTGAGGGATTGGATAAGCTAGCAAATCAAAATAATTTGTGCCGTCTGCAGAACCTTGGATTGCGTAGGTGGCGTTAAATGTCCCGGTTCCATTTATCCAAATTGTTGCCGAGGATTCGCCGTTTATATCCAAAACAAGCTCTGCGTTTATAGCAGCTAGAACACCAGAAACTCTGCGCTGAGGCGTGAAAGTTCGAAGAGCTTTGGTTAAACTATCTACATCAGCAACTGCGCCTGATGCTCCACCCTCTAAAGCTGCCATTTAAGTCACCGAATAATAAATTTTTCTGTTGCCCATTATTCTACCAGATGCAAATGCAGAAACGGTAAAAGAACCGCTTCCGGCTACAGCTGCAAACGCTATAGAATCCCACTCCCAATCATCGCCAACTCTGCCGGTTCCAACATTACCAGAAGGCATGACTGTAATTTTACTGGCCCCTGTCACCGATCCATCAATAACCGTAAATTTCTTTGATCTGGTTGGCGTGCTGCCAAAGTCTATCTCTGCTTCTGTTAACGATCCACCGCCGGCAGCGTCAACCGTCAAGGTATTGACGACGTCATTGTAGGTTAATGTGATGTTCGTCCCTGCAACCAATAGGGCGTTAACTCGATCATCAACCGCCTCAGGAAAATCACTGATTGTTGATACTGTTTGTGTGCCAGTATGATTGGCCCTTGATCTGTCAGAATCATGGAAGTGCAGCGTAGAGTTTGCACCGTCATCCAAACTATTAATATTGGAGGCGGTCATCGTAACATCAGAAATATTTGATAGCACATGAGCGTGCGAGCTATTGGCTTTGCCGCCTAAAAAAAAGTCAATTTCTGTCTCGGTGTAGTAAAGTGAGTTAAGCTGGCCAGCATCCAGTAATGTCTTTGTGTAGTATCTTAGGTCGCCTCTTATGTTATTGTGGTATTGGCCGTGATCATCATCAGACAGGCCAGACAAAGCACCATGATCTGTTACTCCGCCGGATCCTGAGCCGCCACCGCTAGCTAGCAATGCATTAATCTGATCCGTAACGCTTTGAATCCATCCAATAAACTCATTCTCACCCAGTCTTTGGGTGTTAACAATTGGGAAGTCTCTATGAGGGTTTTGAATCATTGTGCATTCGCCTGGACTTTATTTATGCCGCGTGGGTATTGCCCAGAGTATTCAATTCTTAATTTTCTGGCAATAGAAAACGCACCCAATCTATTCCAAATCACCCTGCGCCCATATTCGCCTATTGCACCAAGTGATCTTGATAGCTTGTTACTATAAGTAAATCCGCCGTCATCAGACCATGAAAGATTCATTCCATCATCAGCGCTGACGCCAACATCAGTAAACACCTCAATCGCCCACACCTTGGATTTAACGCCCATATTACTCAATGGAGGAGTATCCACCACACAAGCCATGTTTATTCCGTACTCTGTGCCAAGCTCATCTGTTATCTCACCTATTCGCCCATCTACTGCGTCACCAACAAAAACCTTGTTGTAAGCTTGGGCAATTGAGTTGACACGCCAAGGCGAGTCTTGATAATTAACGCCAACAGGAATTCTCGATCTTTGCTCATGCCATATAGGAACGCCAGCGCGACCAGATGCGGCCAAGTCGTACTTCAAACAATAATCGCCAACATTCAAAACGATAAACTCGGCACCGTTTTGTGAATGCCTTAACATAAACGCACGGCTTATTTCATCATCCGTCATATTCTGCAGTAGAAAATCAATCGGCTCGGTTGAAATCTTTTGAGGTGCGCCCCCAGAGTATAGCCAAACACTGACTTCTGCATTATCACCGGCACCCAACCAAACATAAGACTGTCGGAATTTGGTTTTTGTGAATGGAGCGGCAAGCCCCGTATCAATAACAGCATTGGGGATGGGCAAAAATGCAAAATTAAGGCCGCCGACATTGTTAAATGGTACAGTTAAACTCTGGCCAAACACATAAAGCTGATTGCGGAAAACACCAAGCCCCTTAACCAATGTTAATTGCGGAACCGGGTAAACATCCAGTGCAGAATAGCTTAGTCCATCGTTAGGCTGCGAGTGAAAAACCTCGTTGGTTCCTGTCTTGTAAAAGACAAAGTAACCATCAATAAAAACAACATCATCGGCAGGGCCGTTAAAATCAGGGTCGGTTATTTCTTCTAATTCCGGAGGCGGAGCGGGAAGTCCTGCTGTCTCGCTGCACATGTAAGATTTTAGTCCTGGCACAACAATTGCCAGTTGAGTTCTGCTTGCATCCATTTGCACGCGACCAGAGCCGGGTATTTCACCTATATCAACACTCAGGTAGGAGTATGTAAGGTCTGGGTTTACAACCCTGTCTATCCGGTAAAGCCGCTGTCCATTTACCACATACAACTTTCCATCCATGACCTGCATCCCTCGATTCACTCCAGTTCCCGCTGTTGTTACTTGGCGTAACCCGGAGCAGTGAAATAGATTCTCCGGACTTAGTGCATTGGAGTCAGAATAGTTAGGGTACCAGTTGATGCACCTTTGTGAGGACAAAGGCTTTGATCTGGATAGGTAAAAACCGCCAGTGAACGGAAGTGGTAACAAGCCTGCTTTTGAAGTCATTACGCACCCTCAAGCAGAATGTTGTCGCCGCCTTCGGTAAGTATTGAATTTTCATTAGGCGGGTAAAATTTCTCTGAATAACTCCCATCTTCATTTCCAGAACCGATAGGCATACGATCATCGAATGACATTTCTGGTAGTGTTTGGTGCTGCTGCAAAAGGTTTGTCCATGCCTGTTTCTCATTGGCAGAGATAACCGAAAGCTGGTCTGTTGGTGGAAACTGCGCAGAAAGTCGCAGAGCTAATTTGAACACCGCCCACTCTTCGGCATAGGTTGGAATGGTAACGGTTTGCGAGCTACTTGTGATAACTGTGTGGCCAAGCCCAAGCCAGTCATATCCCCGCATCAACCGGTTAAGGTATCGAATACCGGTCTGCATTTCATCAGCTTGAACAGGCTGTTCTGCCGCCTGTTGGCCAAGTTCTTGCAGTGCGTCTCTAATCAGTTCTTCCGCTGTCATTTGGCACCTTCGATTTGCTTGGTTTGATGGCCAATTCTACACCATTTTTTGAATTTTCAACAGATGGCCTTGCAGGCTCAGCAACTGGCAATTCATCTGGCAATAATTCAGGATCTTTCACCCATCCCATAGCTTCCAGTCTCTCATGATAACGAGGCTGCAAAACTACAACTTGAACATAATCATCTTTGGCTCCAGCAAACATTGAGATAACCATAAAAACTCCAAAATGTATTTGACACACAGATTTTAGCAAACTATTATCACATTGAACAGCTCGAGCAGGTCGAATTGATAGATTGCCGCGAAATGCTAAAAATATTACAAACAACCAATTCAGAGGTGCGCGATGAACAAACCACAAACATTCACAGCAAAACAATTCAGCCGATGCCCGGCAAAAGTTTATGAGGCGGCGAGAGAGGATGGATCAGTAGAGATTACACATGACAGGTTTGGTGGAAAGTTTGTCATGGATTATAAAGTTGGAGTCTTGACAGCCATGAATGAGCAGCTAGAAAGAATGGATGCTGCTATGCACTCAAGAATAGTAAATGGCTATGGATTGGTTGAGGGTGAAGATGGAAGATTACGATTTAGTCGCCCTAAGCCATACGAAAAAGCCCCCGGTTAAGGAGGCTTCCGTCACACCAGGTATTAAACACCCCAACCACGACCTGCCATCAAAGGATTGAAGCAAGCGAAAGCTGGTAAGGCGTCAAAACGGACTACGTTGCGGTTACGATCACCATCTGCATAGCGGCAGATACGCATAGAAACACCGTCTTTGGTGGTGAATATGGTATCAGTGCTGTACAGTTTTGGCAGCTTAACGAAACCAACACCGAACGCCGCTTTAGAGTAGAACAGGTTAGGTTGATATTCGGTAGAGGCTGATCCAAGGATGGTAATAACATCACCAGACGTCAGCGCTGAACTAACGTTGTTATACTGTCCGTTTGCCTCGAAAATCATTGCAGGGGCAACGGTAACAGTTAACGCACCAGCAACCGCAGTGCCGCCAACAACAACAGTTCCACGAACAGGGATAGGCAGGCCATTTGCACCCATGACAACCTTACGGGTTTTCATGTTGATGTAATAACGGCCAGTAACTTCGATAACCTCGCCCGACGTAATGGTTCCAGTCGCTGACAGTCCAGTTAAAGCCCAGTTTTGCAAGTAGGAATCTTTAACAGATGCATAAGTTGCAGTTGGAGTAGCTGACAAAGTACCGACACGATCTGTTGCAGTACCAGAGGTGTATGAACTTAATGCATTAGAGCTAAGGGCGCGCAATCCACCGAATTTAGTGGAGATTTGAGCTTCTTCCCATGCATTAGTCACCAAGTTAGGCGCGCCAGAAGCAAGACCGTTAGACAGTTTTGCCAGATTGGTTTGACTAAATGGGTTCATTACATAGTTTTTCTCGCCCATCACGCCAATGGAGTTCATCAGTGCACCAGCACCAGCAACATGATCCCATGCAGTCACAGCAACACCAGGAGTACCATAGGTAAGACCTGAGTTAGTGATCATGAATGTACCGAGATCAGTCTCAATGTCAGTGATGATTTGAGACGCGATAGGCTCAAGGGCAGCATCCAATTCATTCAGACGCAAAGCCTCCTCGAGAATTCCCCATTCAACATCAACAGTATAAACACTCTGCACCGTACCTGTCGCATTACCCATTACAATATCTTGACGTGGGCCTGCAGAGATATCACCACCAGCGGTTTTCTTGCTGCGGTATTGCATTGGGCGCTTAAACTTCATTGTTTCACCAAAATCAGGAGTGCCCAACCCGGCAGTCTCTAATTTTTGGGTGTCAACAGTTTTCAATAAAACTACGTTTGATTCAAACCCTTTCAGGAAGCCTTTCGCTACCTTGAGGGTAATATTACTATCTGTATTGTTAGCCATGATTTAGCTTCCTATTCAAAAGTGGTGCCATTTACTGCAACACTGGCTTTTGGTCTTGACCCATTAACCCGAGTTGGAGGCGGTGGCGCCTTGGATGTTTGTTTACTGTGTATTTTCGAACGAATTTGTCGCTCGATGTACTTCACGGCTTTAGCTGTTGACAGGCTTGTGACTTCGGCTAGATCATCAACGTTATTGCCCAGGTAGGCAACAATTGCTGGTCCGTCCTCATCTTCAAGCAACTCTTCAACCAGCTCTTTGCTAATCCCATAAGCTGTGCAGGTATCTGCCGCTTTCGCTAAAACCTTAGGGTTAACTTTCAGCCGTTCAATGTTCTTGTTGTAAGTTTCAAGCAATGCACCCTGACGCTTCTGTTCGGATTCCGCGCTTTGCTTTTTGCGCTGCTCTGATTCAGTTTCGTACTTTGTGGCCTCTCTGATGTATGCCTCGCGTTCTCTCGCTTGCTTGGCGTAAACATCGGGATCAGTCACAGGGTCGGCGGAAGGAGGGGGAACTTCTTTTGGAGGCTCTGGCTCTTTCCGGTATTGCTCTAACTCACGCTTAAGCTTTGCGGCTTCCCGTTCAGCCTCATATCTTTTTCTGGTTATCTCTGCAACCCTGGCCTTTTGCTCGGGCGTAGAGAATTCGACATACCCAGACTTTTTCGCAGGGGCCTCTTCTGCATCACTTTCAGGCTCGTCATTGGTGGATTCGTCGTTGCTTTCCGACTCTTCCTCAATCTCTTCAGCTTCGGTTTCATCCTCCGCCTCTAAAGATCCATCAACTTCTAACTCTTCGGTGTTGTCGATTTGGTCGCTAATCATGGCTTAACCTCATTGGTCGCTGTTGTTAATAATACGCTCATTTCTGATAGTGTCAAACTATCGCTACAATTTCTCTTGCACACTGACTACGTTTTGTGCTTGCTTGTCATAAGCTTTCTGGGCATCAGGCGTCAACGTTACGTCTTTTTCACTAGACTCGCCTATGGTTTTGAGTATGTTCGCCATCTGGGCAAGCATGTCCATTGTGTCTTTTTGTAACTGCATCTGATCCTTTTGACCATTAGATATTAGCTCTATTTGCTGCTTCTGTTGGTCAAAGTCTAGCTTCTGCTGTGCTTGCTGGAGCTGGATAGCTTTCATTTCCTGAGCCGCAAGAGCTGCATCTGCCTTCTTATCTTCAGCCTTGGCTGCAATCATCATCGGGTCTTCAGGTGGAGGATTCTGCGCCGCTGCCTCAGCTGCTGCTTGCGCCTGTGCAATCTCATCATCAGTCCATTGCGACTCAGGAATAGCACCTGCTTTCATCAATCTTGCACGTGCGCGCTCTGCTGCTTGATCCATCCCGGGAGAATCCAGAGAAGAAAGTAAAATGTCTTGGTTCTCACTAACAAATATCGAGTCAACCTGACCAAGTTTGACAATTTGCTCAGCAGTCTCTTCCTGACGATTGCGGAATGCTTTGCCAATATCACAATAAACATCGTAAATTCCTTTTGACAGGTCGTTAATTGCCTCGCCATCAGGGCCTCTCTGGTTAACAGTGATCAGCTCGAACGTTCCGTCATCATTGAATATTCTGCGCTCGCGTTCGGTGTCATATATTTTAGGGTATGCGTTAACCAACACCTTACCCAAGTGACCCAAGGTAACTTCGAGAGCTTTGTAATACTCAATTGACCCAAGATTACTGTTATTGTCCAGCCGCTCAATAGCAACACCAGACTGTAAGGCAGGGTTATCACCGAGACCAGCGGCAAACATACCAGCACTTGATTGGATGCCTTGCTCTGATAGCTGGAACATGCTGGCCAAGCCATTGTTTGACTGATAAGCTCCGGGCTTAAATGGCTGAATCTGGCCGTCAATGTGGGTGTATGTGAGTATCGGGCGACCAGCAACACTTAATCTTCCTGCGTCCTTCTCGTTCCCCGCTAACTGCTCCCTTGTCATCATAATAACGTCTTTAGGGGCGAGGGCTGTCTCTTCTACGTAAGCCGATCCAGTGTAATTCCTGACTCTTTGCCAATCCATTAACGGCTCAACAACACCGCGGGTGATTGGCTTATCTTCCACAATGAGAAAGTTGGGCATCACCGGGACAACTGGCAGAAAATCAAACACTGTGTCTTCTGATTCTGTCAAAAACTTATTGCCATCAAACCAGCGGACGCAAATCTTCTGGCTTTCTTTCTTTCTTGACTTAACGCCTTCGACTTTAACGCCCAAGGCTTTGTAGTCTTCCTCGCTCATCACAGTGCCATCAGGCAATTGGTACAGTGTGACATTTTGTTTTTCTTTGTAGATCAACTCACCAACACGAACGCCTTCTCGCTTATAGTAATAGCTGTTTCGACATTGAGTATCACCAAGAGATTGGACTGCATCATCTTCCAACCCAAATCTTTCTTCATATTCTTCAACGGATATGAGGTGCTCAACAATCACGCCGTCAGCATCTTCACACGTTCTTTCTTGGTAGTTGCCAAGGAACCAAACCCTATTCAACGAGTCAGTAATATGTCTGATGAATAAGTCCTGGTCAAATGAGTCAGGATCGGCGTAATCTTGGTCGATGCGAATACAGTCAAATCCAGCAATCATTTCCATCCTCGCAGCCATTGAATAAACATTGGTTGCCCGTGAGATTGATTCTGTGTTTTTGATTAATCCGGCGAATAACTTGGCGGTATCTTTTGATGAGCCTGAACCCATTGGAGTAACGCGGATATTGAAATCATTCTGCGTCATTTCACCATAATATTTGTTGACTATCGTACCTGTGATGTCGAATGTGTAGCGAGGACGGCCATATTGCTCAAACTTGGCATAGATCCCATCCTCCCATTGGCCATCCTCCTTTGTGATAAAGTTTAGGCATTCACGCATCTTTTCCCTTCGGTCTTTCTCAATCTCTTGAGCGGTTGCGCGGGCGGCCATTACATCTTTGTGATCTTCAAATTCAATCATGTGAATGTCTCGAATTCTATTTCTTTAAATTCCTGCCCAACGACAGGGTTAAATATCAACATCATTACAGCATCAGCCATGTTTGGCGATGGAATCTTTTTAGTCAGCATTTCCTTTTTGGTCATGATCTGGATAACTCCATCACCCCTGCGCTTTCTCGGGATTCTACAAATCTCCGATCTTAATCTTTGCATATCCTTAATGTTAGAGCTAAAGCTGATCATATCATCAGGATCAACATAGTCACCCTTGACTATACACCGGTACGTATTGTAACACAGTTCATATAGTCGCCAATATCGCTGCGCACGTTTGTTTATGAACACATCACCTACGGTCTTTTTCTTGCCGTCATCAGAGATATATGGCTTGTCTTTATCGTCCGGGGACTCGCCGCCATTGAAGGCCTGCAGCTTTGTTTTCTTTCCGGCGAATGACTTCCTGATACTTCCTAACATCCCCGAACCAATGCCGGAATAATCCCATACAAACTCATCACAACCAAACTGTAATGCCTTATCGGTTGCCCAAATCATCCCGTCATCAGAATCCCCTGACTTCTTGTCGCAAACATCAGTGAATACATTCCCTATTCGTTGTGCATACCCTTTGGCATCTCCAGTATCAGATGGATCAAACGCTGCTAATCTTGCACCCCTGGCTTTTAATGCTGAGCTAATCTTTGGGTTTAAGTGAGCATCAATGCAGGCTTCAAACCACTCAGGCTGGATAATAGGATCTTCGATAAGATCACCATATCTACCTTCCCATATATGATCATACTTAGCTCTAGCCCACTCAGCCAAAGCCTTTAATCGTTGTTGGTTAAGTATCTCAGGGAACCACGGGTTGTCACGCCAGTTAATCTCGACAACTATCATGTAGTCGTCTTCATAATACCCGCAACGCTCTAATTCTGATTCAGCTTTGTTTAGATAGGTAACAGCAATAGGATCTGTAACAGAACCACGATTCATTGTTACCCATATCTCAGCGCCGTTTTGCCGGATGGTGGGGAATAGAGTATCAATTGATTCTTGACTAACTGTTTGCCCCTCTTCAATCCACACCTTTTTTATGTAGTCGAGAGACTTGATTGATTGAACGTTCCTGGCAAGACCTTTATAGATTATCTCGCCATTGTTTGCAGACTGAATAGCAGATGCCAGAACATTAAGTGTGGAAACACCTAATTCATCTATCTTGCGCTTTAGTAATGAGTGAACGGAATCATCAAGTGAGTTCTGGAATTCACGGGCGCATAAAACACGCTCGCCATCATCACAGAACTTTAACATGCACTGAGCAGTAGATTCAGATTTTGATGAACCTCTACCGCCAACCATAATCTTTAATGGCTTAGGCGTTATGATCAGCGGTATTAGTTTTTCAGGAACCTTGACATTAATTGCCATTGGCCGGAACGCCTACCAGATTCCAAACTGATACCCTGTGCTCTACTGGCTGATCAGGATCACCTATAAGCTCTGTCTGTTTTAGGTCTGGCAAGTATTTGTTGATTAGCTTTAGATTAACGTCCATTGCTATCTTAAGACGGGCAACATGCTCTTGTGGCAACTCTTGTGCCAAGTCTTGCATTTTCCCATTAATTTCAATAACTTTCTCAACTAGCTTGTAGTTAGAAAGCTGCTCTCTTAGAGCCTCTTGCCTGATCTTTTTATTGCGATCTGCTGCTGATAATCCACTACCGGACATATATTTACCTCGCTAAATGGTTGCCCATCACAAGGTTATAGTGTATCAATCTCGATGCATTTTAACAACATCACCACGCCTTAAAGTGCCGGATGTTACAACAGCAGAAACTGATCTCGCTGTTGCAATCTTCCTTGTGAATACGCCAGTGATTTCATCATATTCCAGATGATCAATAAGAATTTGATGGGATAGCATTATAGAGTCCATTTGTAGTCTATGAAAATCTCGCTTTTCTGGGGCTCATCACGGTCATTGAACGGGAACCCTGCTGCCCATTGGCTGTGATGTGAAACTCCGTAAGACCAATTGCCATGCTCTTTTCCTATCTCAATCCTGGCGCTTATCTTTCCGCCTGTGTGGAAATAAACCTTCTCGCCGTTATTCCGTACTATGTGATCAGTCTCGACCAGCTTATAGCCTGATCCTATCTTGATGTAGATGTCTGCTTTTGCTGATGGTGAGAACAATATCATTGCAAAAATAATAGCCGCCAAGGAAACTGACATTAAAATGTAAAGGCATTTTTGACATTTTGGAGTCCATGGTGGTATCGGCGCATTCTTTGTTTGTTTGTTCATTTTGATTACCTGTGTTTTGCCTCTCTTTATTGCTTGGCTTATGTGTACATATTAGACTGGTTAGCGCTAACCAAAAAGATCATTTGCGAATCTTTACATTTATCCATCCTAAAATGAAAAATCCGGCATCCAAAATAAATCAGATACCGGATCTTAAATCTTACAAATCTTTATCAGGAAATGCGTCTTGCTTGGATTGTACCGAAAGCGCCCAGTGTTGAGACGGTAAAGGTGCAGCGAGCAACCAAGTAAATAACTTGAGTTGTGTTAGTTGGAACTACAACACGATAATTAGGAATCACAAAAGACTGAGCTATAGCACCAGGAACGACAGCAGATTGTGCAAATGATACCGCCTGAGCCGAATCACCAACTGTTGCACTAGTGGTACTTGAACTGCCATGAACCACGGTAATTGACGTAGAAGCAGCAGGAATCAGTGCTAAAACACCTGACACATCCCACTCACCGGCAGGCAGCGTAATGCTAGTGACGTTTGCCGCTGTGGTTGATGTTAATGCTACGGCGCTTCCTTGGGCTACAGACGACGATAGATAACTGCCTATTGAGTCAAGATAGGAATACAAATTTTCTAGAGATGGCGTTAGATGTGTGCGTGGAACTAACATGATATTCTCCTATGGAATATTGATTGAAATTATTACGGCGCCGGTTGTAGTGCCGCATTGTATCTGATAAGTACCTGCGCCTGATATTGTGAGCGAGTCTCTCGCTGCTGTTAATTCTACCGCAGTCCCGGTGCTTTCTTTGACCGCCACAAAAGTAGTCCCTACAAGAACATAAATTCCAGCGACTTCCGCACCTGTCAAACCGCTAACTACGATAGAGTCACCGGCCTTTAAATCTATTCCAGTTGCGGGCTGTGATACCGAATCCCCAAGCGCTTTAGTGATAATCAGTTTTTGCATATTAAACCCCTAAATAATATTTGTAGATTATAACACCAATCCATATTTTACCAAACCTTGATTAGATTCTGACAAAATAGTATTACCAGCAGATGCAGAATAAAGCTCTTCCATCGTCAAAACATCTATTGCCCCTGCGTTGCGCTGTGCTGCAATGTAATCTATTACAGTTTGCCAGAGTGTGGTGTCTGTATGCGTTGGGCTTACTCCTGGCTGTAATCTGTGAGTAAATATTATCAAAGTTCCACCGTTTGCTATAGCCGAGTCCACAGCAGCTATACCTGCTGCTGCATTAGCCCACGCACTTGAGCCCTCACCCTGCAGATGAAAATATCCGCGCTCTGGGGTTATTGGGTATGCGCGTGAAATAGTGGTTCTGCCAGTTTTAAACCCCATTGATTTAATTGTTGAAACCGTGTTTGGATTAAAATCGCCCAAGGGATAACTGACGTGAGTCCAGCTGTCTATGCCAAGCCCAGTTAGAAAGTTCTTGTTCAATGTTAGGTCATCACGCAGCTCTTGGTTTGTCAGTGTTGTATAGCTGAAATCACCATGAGTCCCCACCGTCCAGCCCGCAGCTCTAAGCTCCAAAAGCTGTGCCGAATTCAAAAAATTGGCCTGATTTATCTGCCCTGCAATCGTGTAAGTTGTTGCTTTTAGACCTCGCGCCTGCAAATAAGGGAATGCAATCGTGTAATCTGTGTCATTGGAATCATCAAAGGAAATAACAACAGCGGGCCTTGATTGTTTTACTTTCGCATAAAGAGCACCAAAATCTATAGCGCCACCTGTTGATATGTTGGTTGTACGCAGATAGAGCTTGGCAAACCATGTGGCATTTGATGCATATACTGGAGCGCCGCCAGCAGCATTCATTTCACCGCCGAGCCACATGATGTTGATCCATTCGTTGTTTGATGCAATTGTCTCTTCCGGAAGGCTGTTAATATCAACCAATCGCTGATAATACCCATTCGACGAAAACGGAGTGCGCCATAAAAAATGGCCGGTATTTTTCGCTGTTGCAAGATTAGGGAATCTAACCCACTGAGAATACCAGCCTGTTGCGTAGTCTGTTGGAGTAAGGTCACGCGTTATCTGATAGTTTGCGCCCGGCGCACCAGAGGATAAAACTCGTAATGCCTGAGCCTGTCCAGATAATGCCGGTGCATCCGTGATTGTGACGGATCCGCTACCAGCCCCAGCCCACCCTGCAAGCGAATTGCACGCATCAACAAGCGTTTTTGATGATGATAACCAGCCCATAATAAAACCTCATTCTGTTACTGTGATCCAGTTACTATATAGCCCGTTAGTGTCAATTGTGGCAATTTCTACAGTTTGACCGGAATATCTGATTGGCGCTGAAGTGTGAGCTGATGATACCCGCAAAACGCCAGAATTGTCTTTAATCTCATATCCTGCTATCTCCGAAATCGCCAGCGCCTGTCCATTTTCTCTTTCTGTTGGATGCGTCCATTGAACTAATGCTGTGCCTGGTGCCGCTGCATACTTCGCGCTACAGTAAATGACCGCCGGTGTAATGATAACAAGTTTTCCAGGATACCTTAAAGCCAGATTAGAGGCGGCCTTTACAGCCTCCCCCATCGAAGGGTGAATCGTCTGGGTTGTAGCTGTGCCGAGGGCTACGACTGAAATACCTGCACCCCCACTGCCGTGATAACAATTAATGCTCGGGATGGATAAGCTGCCACCATACTCCTGGGCAGTTGCAAAGCAAGCCGTCAGGAATAACAACAATAATAAAAAATGCTTCATGGCGCCCCCACTAAAAATGTTATATACAAAACCCGATTCTACCAAACTTCAGTGGTGTATCAAAGTTATTTCATAAGCTCCGCCATCTTAACCAGCAACCTCTCAGCCTGTCGCTCTGTGATTTTAATCTTGCCCGGTGACATCCAGCATTTGTGCATTTCGTTATAGCAAACCCTAGCGTTTCCGCTTACTTTGTCTTTTGGGTTATAGCTTAAATATCTTTCGTCGCAGTTGTTCATGTTTATTTACCTGTTTGTTTAGAATTTTTAAACTCAACCCAATCTTGGGCGTCTTTTTTGTGGAAAAAAGTAATGTCTTTTTCACCGACTGGATCATGTACAGCCCAGTCGTTACAGCAGCAATTCTCAGGGTGACAATCACAACAGTTTGGTCTTATGTGCCACTCATTGGGGTATTTAGGTGTTGGTGGTAATAGCTCTATTGTCATATTATTTACCTGTTTCGTTAGTGGTGGCTAAGTGTTGTGGAACCAAAAGCACAGCGGGTAAGTACCTGCCTGCCTTGCATATGTATATTTCACCCTTGGTTTATGTGGTAAATATACATACCCTGTCAAAAACTCATGGCGCCATGTTCGCATAGGATAAGCGCCCTTATCTGTGTGTGGCATTTCATACGTTTCTTTCATAGCTAATTTGCCCAATTTCGACTTGATTCATCATAATCATATCCCCGATATATCTTTATTTTGTGCTTGTCTAGTTTTGATAGTAGCCAGTTAATCATATTCCATCCCTTGCCATTTTATTTAATGTTTCCTTCAGGTCTCGATATTCAGCAATTCCGCCAGCGAATAAGTCAGCAATTGCCAAAAACTCTGTAGATCCATATCCAGTTAGATTTCTTTCGTCAAGATAACGACTGTAGCCAAGCATCAAATCAGTAACGCTATTTAACTCCTCTGCTGTCAACTCATGGCCATGCAAAGCTTTATGAGCCTCAGTTATGTTTACCGCAACACATGGCGGATCACAAACATCTGTTGTCCATACCTCAATTTCAAAGCCGTCAATTTTATGTTTAGTTATGCCCATGTCTTAGTCTCTCCGCTCGTTGTTTATCTTCGATTTCTGCCTGTGTTAATTGCGATGGTTCTGGTTCTTGGAACATGCTAATTATGGTTAGCGCTAACCGATAAAACCATCATCTTTGCAAAACTTTACCGTAATGAGCTGCAATAATTAAATCCTGCAAAGATTTAAATCCAGCATCTTTTACAATCTCAGTAGTTTGTCGCTCAACCATTGAAATCATGCGGAATGCGGCAGCAAATTCACCGCCTGATTGTATCGCTTCTTTCCCTGCCTCAAGCTTTTGATCTTTTGTCATTTCCAGCCATTGTCCGGAGTCTTTTAAACCGTCGACAAAACCTTCAACAAATTGCTCTAAATCAATCATTGAAACATCCCCATAATTTTATCAATCGTCTCTTTTCCTTTTGCTTCATTTTTCTTTTTGGAATGAGCGTATTTGATATTCAAGTGCTTAATGTATCCAGCAACCGTATCTGATTTTATGGGTATTTCTTTTGCTCCTGTCGGCCATGATCCGAACTTCTCTTTGTATTTGTGCTTTGCCCAGCCAGATGAAAAGCCTTTCTCTTTAGCGTGAAATAGAAGCCCTGAATAGAAGTCCTGGTTAACTGTAACAACCTCTTTTAGTTCGCCATTAACCTGCTCCAGATTTGATTTTTTGCGCTTTATCTCATGTCCGCAAGTTCCGCATTTTCCGGCAATCATTATTGATTGGCAGCACTCGCAAACTATTGGCTCTTTCGCTTTGTTTTCTTTGGTTAATGACTGCTCGGAATATTCTTTAATTCCATCATGAAGGCTCTCGGGTACTATATCTTCAGCAAATCCATGTCTACACACATTTGAGCTGTGATCCAAATAAATTGCATGAGTTTTTCCTTCAAATATTCTCATGATCCTACCAACCCTCTGGACATACCTGATGATAGATTTTGTGGGGTAGCAATCAATTATGCATCTGGTGCTTGGCGAGTCGTAGCCAGTATTTAACAGTGATGAACAGGATAATATTTTGAATTCACCTTCATTATGTCGTCTGTATAAATCTTTGCGTATTTCGGAATCGGTGTATGCATCAACGTGCATTGCCTTTACGCCAGCATCACAGAATGCTTGAGCCAAACCTCTGGAGTGTGCAATTGACGGGCAGAATGCTATTGTTTGTGAGTCTTCGCCAAGCTTTTTCCATGTCTCAACTGCATCACCAATTAACTTTGGTTTTTGCATTGCAAGTGACAATTGGTCTGGATCGTAATCAGCTATCCCCTGTGAGTCTCTTTTTATTTTTATTGTCTCAAGGTCCGGCTGTTCGCCAGCGTAATATTTAACAGGGCAAAGATACCCTTTTTCCAAAAGCTCCCTGGTTGTTATCGGAACTATTAATTTTGAGTAATGTTTTCCAAGTCCTTTTGAATATGGTGTAGCGCTCAATCCAATGAATGGCACATTGTTAAATGCCTCCATCATTTTGGTTAGGCTTTCATAGTGCGTATGCGCTTCGTCAACTATCGCAAAGTCAAAATCAAGCATCATCTTTCTGCGCGCCAATGTTTGAATGCTTGCTATTTGAATCGGTTCCGATGGATTAGTCTTTTCGTGGATACCTTGAATAACCCCACAATTCAATCCAACCTGTTCAAATTTATCAATCGTTTGCTCTACAAGCTGAATCCTGTCGCAGATGAAAACGCCTCGCTTTCCCTTGGCATGTGCTTCCATCATCATGTGAGCCGCCACAATGGTTTTTCCGAATGATACGTTTGCGCCTAGCATGATTCGCTTGTGGCCCTCCCGCATGGCTTGTCGGATCTGCTCTACTGCTTCGATTTGATGCTGTCTTAGTTCCACTGCTTCCCCCTAACTCTTTTGGTGAGTCCTGAATTAACGGTGAAAGAACCCTAACCCAATTTAATGAGCAAGGATCTTTCACCGACGCCAACTCTCTCGGAGCCGTCCGTCATCATGGTGGATTGGCATATTCAACATTAACCAACCTTGCCAGCTTTCCCGATGTTGATCAGTGCTGCACTGTTCTGGCTCTCGAACTCAGTTTGCCGCTTGCAGTCCTCTTCTTCGGCGTAAAATGCTGGGCGGTGAGTGATCAAGTGGACATATCTTCCAGCAAGTAAAAAACGACGAAACTAGGGCTATCAAAATAAAAAAGCAGGGAAATTTTGGCAGGAATGCCTTGATTTACCCTTTTGTACCCTCGCTAGTCCGCCCTTTTTATCTCTTGCCCTTTCGGACTGCGGCCTCCTCCAAAAAGGGAAGGAGGAGGCACAAGGTTTTACCCCCGCAGATAATTAAATATTAGTATTGACTGGGATTGGTGTCAAGAAATATTAGACTGTTGTTATGATTGCCCTGAAAATCTCATATGCCACCATTGGGTCAATCGCATTGCCTAACGACTTATTTCGGTCCATCCTATTGGGTAATTCATCATCCACTCTAAGCGCAGGGGGCTTAATTCCCCATCGCCCAATCGAATTGCCTTCCCAGTCCACTCCAAACCGTATACGGCCGCGTCCTTCATTGTGGCTATTTTCTTGCGCCCCTTGCGTGCCGTATTCATTTGTCTTGCCATTGCTTCCGGTGGGCGTGCTTTCATGGCATCCATTGCTTGTGGAGTTGGCCACAATAAAAACTCGCTCCCTGTTATGGTCCGCACCTGTGCTGAGAGCTGGAATAACAAACGGTTGGCAGGAGTAGCCAATGGCTTCCATGTCGTGCAACACACAGTCCAATCCCAATGCGATGTGACCATAAACGTTTTCGCAAATTGCCCAAGTGGGTTTTGCTTGTGCAATAATTCTGCGCATTTCCGGCCAGAGGTGGCGTGAATCATCTTGCGCTTTTTGGCTTCCGGCAACGCTAAAAGGCTGGCACGGGTATCCGCCTGTAATAATATCAATTCCTGCAAAGTCTTCACCATTTAAAGTTTTAATGTCGCTATGAATAAGTACGTTTGGGAAGTTTTTAGCCAATACTTTCTGGCAAAATGGATCTATCTCACAGAACGCAATCGTGTCTATATTTACCCACCTTGCTGCTAAAGCAAACCCGCCTATGCCACTGAATAAATCTAAGTGCTTCATTTTCATGATGGCACCAGATCGCAGGAAGGAGCAACGTTCATTCTCAAATCCTCTCGTAAATCGTTTTTGGTTTGTAGCCGATATAGGCCAATAGTCTTGCTGGTGGGTTCCGATGCCCACTCAGAAAGTTGCTTAGCTCGTCGCAGCCTATATCTATCTCTCGTGCAAATGCGGCTTGAGAGTCAAACTTTTTAATCGTTCGGCGGGTTAGGTTTATTAGTTGGGTTTTGGTCATATCTGTTCGCCTATAGCTACATTCATTATAAATACATCGCCATCATTTGTTATACTAACCACAACATTTTCTGTCTCATTGTCAGAATATCCATCCCAAGTTTTTACAGTCGAATCTTCTGGCACTTGATTCAACTTTTCTATTAGTTCTTTTACTATCATAACATCACCTATTGACTATTTACCGTTATTGACACTATAAAGAATTATAAGTTAATGTCAACGCATTTACATATCTTTGCGCTATTTGTGTTTACATTATTTTATAATGATATATATTGACAGTACACAAACAAAACGCAGGTGATTTATGAAATGCAAAAATTATTGCGGGTTTTTACAGTGCCGCAAGGGGAAATAATGAACATAACCAGAGACCCAAAAACTGGCAAGTTTCACGCATCGGATAAGATAAGTATTGAGCACAAGTCTCATATTGAAGAGATAAGTCTAGATTCATCTGGGCTATCTCCGGTGCAAGCGCTAATGGGGATTATTTCCATGGTCGTTTACTACGCTCACGAAAACAATGTACATCCTGATCTTTTAACACCGGAGAATTGATATGAAAATGCATCTCAGGATAAAAGGTGTCGATGCAAGATCGCAAGGGCAGACCAACTATGAATATAGTCACCAAACTGCGTGCGGATATGTCAGAGATTGTGTTACGCCGCATAAGGCTTACGTTGACTGCAAGCTATGTATCAAATCAGAGTACATGAAAGAAACAAAATCAACTTTAGAGAATTAACATGCCCACATATTCAATACAAGTTTCACAACGCGGCGCTGGCGGCATTGATACTGTCAGTACATTTCCCACGCCTGCAAAGACCGAGCTAGTTGCAGTTGCTTATCAGAAGCGATTGTTTCCGAGAGCAATAGTAAAATCCATTGGCGAGATCCTGGATGTTTCAGATCAAACTATGGCACAGATGATTAAAGCAGCTTTTGGGGCTCACCCAAAGTATTTAGCAAGTATAAATTCAACTGGAATTACAAATGAATGTAATTATTGAAGGCAAAACAGCAGTAGAACTAAAGAGCGATATTACGATATATCAACCATTGGCGCTTAACAAATGGCGATTTGGATATATTGATGGATATTGTCAGGCTGCGGATGGTCGAGCTTATGCGGTTGTGGTGACAGAACACAGGGAGCTTGAGTTCGTGCCAATTCATTGTCTTCTTGTGACTTCACAATAAACTTTAACAATCAATAGTCAGGTAATTATATGAGTGAAGAAATAAAACCAAACATTTATCAGCGAGTGAACAAAGTTCAGCAAGCGGTTAAGTATATCCAAAAAGACAAAAAGATCACCGGCGGCGGACAGAACTATTCTGCAGTTAGTCATGACGCCTTGATTGCTGTTATACGCGATAAGTTGGTTGAGCATGGGATAGTCTCATATCCTGAGCAGGTTTCAGGACAAATTCTCATTAAGCGAGACAAAGCAAACGATATTGCAATGCACTTGTACGAAGGAAACTACAATATAAATCTGGTCAATATCGACAACCCAGAGGATAGAATTGTCATCCCGATTCAGGCACACGCGGCAGACAATGGCGATAAAGCACCAGGCAAGGCCATCACCTACGCCACCAAGTCGGCATTACTAAAAGCGTTCTGCCTTGAGACTGGCGACGATGAAGAAAGCCGCACTCATGAAGATGACCCAGACGCATATTTAGCTGAAGAAATTTTGGCTATAAGCTCCAGCAAAACAATGGACGAACTTGCAGCATCATTCAGAACATTGTTTGCAAAATACAAAGCAGACAAAAAAGCAGTTGCTTTTATCACTGCCGAAAAAGACAGAATGAAAAAGAAATTAGGTGAGCAATCATGATAGAACAAGGCACAAACGAATGGCACTTAATGCGACTCGGAAAAGTAACGGGCTCTCGAGTTGCCGAGCTAATGGCAAAAACAAAATCTGGTGAAGCTGCCAGCCGCAAAAACTACATGATGGAGCTGCTTTGCCAGCGCTTAACAGGCAAGCGTGAGGAATCATTTAACTCTTTAGCAATGCAGCGCGGAACCGAACTTGAGCCTATTGCCAGATCGTTTTACGAGGCTGCAAATAATGTCATGGTTGAAGAATCAAGCTTTGTATTTCATCCGGTGATAAAAGCCTTTGGCGCATCCCCTGACGGCTTTGTTGGTAATGATGGGTTGATAGAGATTAAATGCCCGAACACGGCTCAGCATATCGACTTCATCACAACCAAAAAACCTGACGGCAAATACATTTGGCAAATGCAGGCGCAAATGGCTTGCACTGGTCGAAAGTGGTGTGACTTCGTTTCATTCGATGACAGACTGCCAGAAAGACTTCAGTTTGATTCTGTTCGTGTTTGGCGTGATGATGAAAAGATAGCGGAAATGGAAGCCGAGATAGTTAAATTTTTGGATGAACTTGACGCGCTTGAATTAAGATTTAAATAACCAACCTAGGAAATACTATGAGTCACACAATCACATTTAAACTACAAAAACCCGCCCACCAATTCCAAGCCGGTGATTCTACTGGCTTTGGCATTCGCGGAGGTGTTAAGTATTACGATCGAGAAACCAAAAAAGATGAATGGACAAATTACGAAGCTGTTATTTTTGCAAAGGCACAGGCTCAAATAGATTATTACGCATCTATGTTTGTTGAAGGTGCTGTGGTGACAGTTAGCGGGAAAACCCAAAAGATAAAACAATTTACCGGACAGAATGGGGTTATTTTAACTATCGTTTTGAATGATACTTATCTTGAATTTGCCTTGGCGCCAGTCCAACGCGCACCAGATGCAGCTCAGCAGGCTTATCAGAAAGCAGTTGCACCGGCACACAATCAATCTGCTGATGACTTTGACCTTGAAAACTCGATTCCTTTTTGACAAATACATAAACCAGGAGATTGATATGAAAACGAGCGCGGAAATTGAAGCTGAATTTAGAAAAGAATTCCAAGCTTTGATTGATAAGTACAAAGCCGAGATTGAAATA